CCACGACTTGCTCCGCCTGCTGACCCAGTTCCGCACGTTCTCCATCACCAGTATGGAGAAGCAGTGGACTCGCCAGCGTGTGGATCAAGGTAACATCAAGGCAATGGGCTTGTTGCTGGGTAGCATGGGCTTTGCCCTGCCAATCCAGATGGCTCGCGTGCAACTCAATGCCGCTGGCCGCGAAGACTCGCAAGAGTACATCGATAAGCAAATGGCCCCGGCTATGCTCGCCCGCAACCTGCTGAACTACTCCAGCATCAGCGGCGTACTTGGTGATGTAATCGACGCGGGCGCTGCACTTGCTAACCAACCACTTAGTGGTGGGCGTAGTGGGCAGCAGCGTTCTGCCGTAGAAGCTGTACCCGGCCTAAGCTATATTAGCGGCGTAGTCGGCGCAGTAAAAGAGCGTGACCCACGAGAGTTATTGCGTGCATTGCCTTACGGTAATCTCCCGTATCTCGTACCGTTGTTTAACTTAACAAGCGACAAGTAACTATCTTAAGGGACAAGGATGCCCTATTGGCTTACTACTTGGACTATCAAAGGAGACTACAATGTCTGACCCCTATTTGGCATCAAACGAGTTCCCCGGTGATGGGGTTACTACATTATTTAATATCAGTTTCAAAGGTAATCGTCCTGACGCCGGGAGTGGTGTAGTGCCCTACCTGAACTCTGCTGATGTGAAGGCACAAGTTATTACACCAGCCACTCCATCTGCACCGGCTACTGCGGTTGACGTGCCGTGTGTATTTGTTGGGCCTAACCAGTTCAGTGTCACACCAGCCACGCCGATTGGGAAGATCACCCGGATCTACCGTGCAACACAAGAAGAATACGCACTAGTTGACTATCAGTCTCTGCAAACAGTTGGCGAGGCCGACTTGGACTTGTCCAATCGTCAAACAGTTTTCATTGTACAAGAGACACAAGATCTTGCTACACGCGCCAACATTGTAGCTGCTCAAACAACTCAAGTAGCTTACGATGCCGCGCAAGCAGCGGAAGACGCAGCGGAGGTTGCTGCTGAGGCAGCGGTAGCGGCACAGAATGCTGCAATACAGGCGGCAGCCACGGCAGCTAGCACCACAGCCGCGCTAGAGCGTGCAGTACGTGTGCCAAATGGCGACGCAGCTATTCCCTCACTGCCATCCGCCGCCTCTCGTGCGAACAAGGTGCTGGGATTTGACGCTGCGGGAAACCCCTTAGGTATTCTTCCGGCCACAGGCTCAGGCACGGAGTTGGCAATTGACTTGGCAAACCCTACCGACCCGAGCAAAGGGGCGGGGATGCTGGGTCGAGCATCCGTGTCCATCGCCAGCGTTGTCGATCTGCTGGCGGCCAAACAAGATGCGTCAGCGCTGTACTGCTTGGCCGCTTACTATCCAGGTGTTTACGCGCTGGCTAGCCCAAGTGCTGGGCTTGGGTCCAATCAGTTCAAGTGGGCACCATTGGTCCCGAGAACGTCTCACAATGGCGGCACCATCATCAGCCCAACAGTGCCGTGGGCCGGAACACAGGCATCGCTCGCGGCGTTTCTACTAAAGACAGGTGAGACTCAACCGGCGGGTGTCGGGTGCTTTGTTGCGATCAATCGCCAGCAAATAAATGTCGGTCAGTTCGGTGCTACAGGTGTCTCGACAGATGACCAGACTCAATCCCTATTAAGTGCAATTGTTGCCGCTCCAGCAGGCGGAGAACTGATCTTTCCACTAGGGATTTTCACTACCACCCAGACGCTGACCATAACCAAGTCACTTAATATCTACGGGCTAGGTGCAGCCGTTAACGTATCACTCCGCTGCACAACTGCGAGCTTCATTCCAACACTGAAGATAGATGGTCCGGACGAGGGCTCAATTCGTAACCTTGGGTTTTGGTCAAGCTTAAACAACGGCCCGCAGCTACATATCACCAATACCGCCCATATGTGGCACTTGGATACCCTGTTATTTCGCTCGTGCCCCGGAACTGCATTGAAGGTGGACAGCACCAGTTGGGACTTCCACTGGCTTAATATCGACATCTTGTCTTGTGCATCTGACACTACACTCGCCCCAGTAGATGGGGCTGCGCTAGTAGTGGGGGGTACTACTGGAGATGTGAACAATGCCCACTTCACCCACTTGCGTATTGAACAGGCCAAGAATGCAAGCATCTATTGGACCGGTAGCGGGACGATTACAAAAGGTAAATGCGACCGGGGCTTTATCGCTGGCGTCACTCAGCCGTCTGTAATTATTGAATGTCTCGGAAGGGGGCAAGTTACCTTCACCGACTACTATATTGGCGGGTCAACTGCACAATATGAAGTTAAGCATATTTCTGGTGTGTTGAAGTTTGTGGCTTGTATATTAGATAGACCAACTACATTAGATGGTATTGTCCTGCTGTCCCTAACTCGACTCCACAGTAAGGTAGATGCTATTGCCTACAGCTTCTTCGAGCCGAGAACTGGCCGCATAAGTTTTACTGCCTGCACGCTAAAGGGGGCGCACGTATCAGTCTCAGGTTTGGTTCGTGGTGTGGTGGCAGGCATCGCAGCCGTTAACGTATACATTGCTAATGACGTGGTGGCTACTTCAGCATTCAACGGTGGTGGTAACTACACTGAAGTTACACTGACCACTAACAGCACTTACCCAAGTAATAACTATCTGGATCGTGCCTTCCTTGTCAATGCAGCAACAGGTGCGAAGGCCAAGATCACTACCTCGTTCTCTACCGGTCAGATGAGACTTGCAACTAACCGTGTGGCAGAATTCCCAGTTGCATCAACAGCACGCATCGAATACTTTGCCAATGATGAAGAATTTGCAAGTTTCCGTGGCTGTACTTTTGAGAACGTCCAACCGTTTGATATTAAGGCAAATGCTCTGGCTATCTCAGCACCGACCTATAGTGGTGCTACTTTCCTCACCAGTGCCACGCTATCGGGGGCTGTCACGACTGGATATGCGGGCCTATTTCTGGTTAACCAAACCACTGGCATGCGCTGGAAGATCCTCACGCACACAGGCTCTGTCATCACGATGCATTACGACGTGAGCGCACAACTTGGAACTGGCGACGCGTACTCCGTTATGGCAATAGGTGGATACTCCGTCAACACTGATGGAGTGACAGCTAACTGGATGTACGCGAATGTGGTGAAGACTAAGGCCGTGTCAGAGCTGGCCAAGGTTAGTCGTACCATTTCAGATGTGATATTTGCCACGGACTAAGTTTATCCGGAAAAACCCAAGAGGCGCAGACCTTTGCGCAAGCCCATGCTGTAGCCCGTTACCTGATTAGTTAACTTAAATATTAAAGGAGTAATGCCATGTCCAACACGGCATCTGAAGCGGTGTCTCGCGTTATCGAGAGCACTCCGCACGTTGCCATCAGCGGTTTAATCATCGCTGGTGTCTCTGTCCAAGATTGGTATGTCGTGTTGGCTTCCGCATTCGTGCTGTTGCAAGCCGGGTACTTCGTGTACAGTAAGTTTATCAAGAAGGACAAAGACAAATGAGCGCATCAAGCGACCGCTTAGGCGGGTTGCATGAGATGTTCACTCGTTATTGGGAAATGCGGATGGAGCAAGCTATGCACTCCGACCCTGAACTTAGGGTTGGCATGAGTGCAGCAGAGCATGCTGTAGTCCGGGCTTTCCTGAAGGATAACGGTGTGCAAGCTGATGTAACAGGCAACAAGGAACTGGAAGCATTGAGTGATGAACTCAAGCTGGCTACCCGAGGCGTTGTCTCAGGCGGCGAAATGGATGACATCATGGCCGACTTCAAGGCCCAGATCGGTGGTACACTGCAATGAAGAAGCCGAACCCTAGATTGGAACAGTTGCAACTACTGCAATCTGAATTCAAAAGCTTTATCCCGTTTCTCTCGGTCGTGATGAAGTTCCTCGGGTTCGACACTTCGTGGTTACAGAAAGACATCGCTGCATTCCTCGAACATGGGCCACAGTACCTTATGGTGCAGGCCCAGCGAGGTCAGGCGAAGACCACGATCACTGCTATCTTCGCGGTGTGGTGCCTGATCCACAAGCCGAAGACGCGGGTGTTAATCGTGTCTGCGGGTAATGACCTGTCCAGCGAAATCAGTACTCTGATTAGCCGGATCATTATGAATATGGAAATCCTGAAGTGCCTACGGCCTGACTCCAGCGCGGGCGACCGTGTATCTGTTGAGGCATTCGACGTACACTTCAGTCTCAAGGGCGTGGATAAGTCCCCGTCTGTTCGATGCATTGGCATTGGCGGCAACCTCCCCGGTAAGCGGGCTGACCTACTGATCGCGGATGACATCGAGTCTCCTAAGAACGCTCGCACGGCCACAAACCGTGAGATCTTACGTCAGCAAATCAAGGAGTTCTCTGCGATTTGTACGACGGGCCGTATCGTGTATCTCGGTACGCCACAAACTGGTGAGTCGATTTATAACGACCTACCGGCGCAGGGCTTCACTATCCGCATCTGGCCGGGGCGCTTCCCGAACAGTAAGGAAATGGACTCCTACGGTGACATGCTGGCTCCATCCATTCTGGCTGCTGTCGAACGGGACGGTGGTTTGACTCTGGGTGGTGGCCTCACTGGCAACCGTGGACAGCCTACCGACCCTCTCTTGCTCAACGAGGAAACTCTGAGAAGTAAGGAGAAGCAAGGGGCTGCCTACTTCCAACTGCAATACATGCTGTGCACCGCGATCAGTGATGAAATGCGGTATCCGCTCAAGCCGAAGAACCTTATCGTTATGCGGCTGAACGGCAACATGCTGCCGACTCACGTTATCCGTGGGATGACTCCAGAGTACCTCCGCCAGTACCAGTCCGGTAACTGCAAGGTCATGGTCTCAGTCCCGCAGGAAGTATCCAAGGACGTTGCCCCACGCACTCACCGCCGTATGCGGATCGACCCTGCTGGTGGTGGTGTTAACGGAGACGAATCGGCTTACGCTGTAGTTGACCAACTCAACGGTAACATCTTTGCCCGTTGTATCGGGGCTGTACCCGGTGGGTTCGATGAAGCCACTCTGGCTAACCTCGCATCCATTGTAGCCTACTGGTCTCCTGATGTCCTCGACATTGAGAAGAACTTCGGCAACGGTGCGTTCCTGACTATCATGCTACCCATCTTGCGTAAAGCAGGCTGGCTCGGTAAGGTAGAGGAAACGTGGGAGTCCGGGCAGAAGGAGCTTCGCATCTGCGACACTCTGGAACCCATCCTCGGGCGTGGCTCGTTGATCTTTGACGAGTCTATCTTTGAGGAAGACTGGCCTTCTACCAACTGGCATGAGGCCACAAAGCGACAACTGTTTACCTTCCTTCATCAGTTCACCAAGATCACTCGTGACAAAGGTGCGCTCATTAAGGATGACCGGCTAGATGCTCTAGCTGGTGCAATCTCTCCATTAGTCGCGGCATTAGCCCTAGACCAAATGGCCGCTGAGAAGTCTGCGCAAGATCGGGTATATACCGATTGGTTGAAAAACCCCAGACAGAGCGACAGATACAGCATGCCGGTCGGCGTGCGTGTTTACCAATCAGTAATCCGTAGGAAATAAATACTATGCGTCCTTCCCTTCTTGCTACACCCGGTCGTCTGCGCAATGCACAGGCTGTTCGCCGCGATCTTGCGTGGCTCATTTCTCAAGCCGAGATTGCTGTTGCTCGCGGCCAGAACCCTGAACGTGCGTTCGAGAACATCCGGGCCTTCTTGGTGTCGGCTGAGTCTTATGTCAACACCGTAGCCCCAGTCTACAGCATCACCAATATCGCTTCCCCTACCAGCATCCTCGCCAACGATACCGCGACCTCGACCATCACTATCAACGTGAAGGCCAACGGTCTGAACTCGGTAGGCCAGTCTGTTGTCCTGACCAAAGGCGGGGCTCAAGCAGCTACCTGCACCTTGGCTGCATCCTCGGGCACCACCGATGCTTCCGGTAACTTCGTCACTACCCTCAAAGGTAGCGTGGCCGGTACTTGCACTGTGACCGCTGTGTCGCAAGGTAAGTCTGCAATGTCCACTGTGACCTTGACGTAATGAAATTCCCAGTCAGCAAGGTAGCAGCCGCAGTCATTGCCGCTGTTGCCCTGCTGGTTGGGGTTGAGGGCGTGTCCACTAAGTCCTATCAGGACACTGGCGGCGTATGGACGATCTGTTATGGTTACACACACGGTGTCACACAGGGCCAACGAGCTACTCCTGACCAGTGTTGGTCGATGCTCAAGACCGAAGCGTACTCCGTTGCTAACCAGATTACCCCGTACCTCCCCGCGAACCTTAACTCCAACCAGTTAGCCGCGCTTATTTCCTTCTGCTACAACGTCGGCGTATACAACTGCAAGACCTCTACCATGTTCACCTTGATAAACAAGGGCGATATGGCCGGGGCTGGTAAGCAGTTCGCCCGCTGGCACTACGTCAAGACACTTGACTGCACCCAGAGAGCCAACAACTGCTACGGCATTGTCCTCCGCCGTGCTGCTGAAGCCAACCTCTGGAACAAGCCTCTATGAACCAATACCTTATCGCTGCCGTGGTCGCCCTCGGCCTCGCCCTCTCAGGAGCCCTATGGGCCGTCTCTGAGCTACGTGACAGCAGAGCCGCTATGGTGGTATCCCTTAATGAAGCAAAAGAAGACCTCGCGGCCTCTCAGGCCCGCACAAACGAAATCCAAGTCCAAGTCCAGCGGGAAAAGACCCGTGCGGACGCCAACAGGAGCCTATTGAGAAATGCTCTCAAAGAGAATGAGAAATGGGCTGCTGGTGCTGTGCCTCCCGCTGTGGCTGACAGCCTGTGCCGGAAGCCCGCCGTGTGCTCCCGTGACCCCGCTAGCGTGCCAAGAGCCGCTGATTGACCCTACCCTACAGGGTGGGCTAGCTGAAGCCCTACAGGCATATCAGGAAGCCCTCCGCCAATGCAACGCCTTGAACGGTGTTGGAGAACCAAACCCATGATTACCGCAATTGGCCGTACTGGCAACGAAACACTCGCGTCACTGGACGGGGCTCTCAAGATCGCTGAGCCGCGTGCAGCCCTGCCCTCTGTAACCATCAACAGCATCGCCACCGGGACCGCTCAGGCTATCCCAGAGAGCGCTATGGCTATCTCCCTATGCACCACCGGGACTCACACGGGCGTAGTATTCGCCGTGGACTTCTCCGACGACGGCACCAACTGGGAGAACGGCGCCCGTGGTTATGCCAACGCCTCTAACCTCGGTGCAGTAGCCTTCACTCCCGGTTCCAGCACAGTCAAGCGCTATGTCTTCCCTGTAAACGGGGCAGCCTTCTACCGTATTCGCAGCACAGGTTGGTCTACTGGAGCTTGTGTGGTAGTAGCCCGCGCCCTGACTAAGTTCATTGTCCCATCCGAAGTACCGGCTACCCAGCCAGTGAGCGGGACTGTAACTGCAACCGTAGGCTCTGCTACTGTAGCACCTCTGGCAACTGCTGGCCTCACCCGCCATCGGCTTATCTCAGCCGCTACAACTAACGCAACCTTAATCATCGCCGGTGCCAAGAAGCTGTACTCTGTACACGCCTCTAACATCACAACCACAGACGTATATCTCAAGCTGTATAACAAGGCTACTGCTCCAACTGTCGGTACAGATACTCCAGTACTCACCCTACTGATCCCCGGCAAACCAGCAGGCACCGTAACTACACCAATGCGCTTTGACCTTAGTACTTTCGGAGATGCTTTCTCCTTAGGTATTGGCATTGCACTGACTTCTGGTGTAGCTGATGCGGACACAGCGGCTGTTACAGCTAACAACGTCCTCGTTAACACACACTACTTCTAGTAGGTTACAGCTATGGCTGTTCAAACCGATACAAAGGGCAAGCCCACCACTCAACGTGGATACAACGGCGCTGCCCTTACACAAGAACTTACCCTAGGCTTCTTCCAAGGCCACTGCTACCGTGCCTTCAAGGAGTTCACCACTAACACCCAGATGCGATTCGTGGCTACCAAGCCCTTCCTCCTGACTACCCAAGAACTCTATGTGGACGCAGGTGCCGCTAAAGCGACAATCACAGTCGGAAGTACCGCTGGTGGAACATGGACAGCCCTTGCCTCCAAGTTCACCCGTAACGGGGTGGCAAGCCCTCAACCCACACCAGACGTAGTGGTGACGGAAGGCGGGACAATCTCAGGAGGGACTGTGCGAGACGTTATCCGGGTGAACGCAGGAGGCGGCGCAGGAGCCTCTCACGAGAGCCCGAGCATCAGGCTGCTACCAGCGGGCACCTACTACATCGCAATCGTCGTGACGGGCTCTACAAGCGGCGTGTACGCCATTGAGTACGAAGAGTTGGAAACCACTACAGCCTGAATAAAGTCCCGGCCTAAATTTGGATCGCGTAGGGGCGGGGACCCCTCCGACCAAATGCGCCCGAGCTTCCCCCTTCGCTCTGCCACGACGCCGGGACGGCTCTCGCGATCCTCTTGACGCGACGCACGCGGGTACTGAAGGCCGAGGCTGTAGGGTAGGGTAGGCCAATGATGCAGGACGCCTTCTATGGGCCTTGTAGAGCCTTGCAGGATGGGAGAAGGGTACGGAGTGGGAGTATCTGTATCGTTGATCCGGCTTTCGTCGGGATAAGCGGGATGGTGCTGTGTTGATCTATTGGCTTGCTACTTGGATAGAGAACAGCCAGCGGCCATCTATCTAACCAGTAAGCTTACTACTAGGCCGTGGAAGAGCGGAGCGGAGCGAAGAGACAAGCAGAGAGACAAGCAGTCAGAGAAGGTCGTGGAAGAGAACAGAGACAAGACTACCTAAGCTAGTACAGAGCGGATGTGAATAGGACTGTGAGGCTATCCAGCTAGCTAGCCAACGAACAGATAGACAAGCAGATAGACAAGTTGGTGGGCAAGGCAGAGACAAGCCAGCCAGATAGAGTACAGAGCCTAGACAGAGCCAGTTGGAAGCTATGGTAGGAGATTATCTGTATGCCCGACGAACGGTAGTATACAAGCTAAGAG